TTACTTCTGCAAGTGAAAAAATCAATCGTGGTAGTGCAACCTCAAGTGCAAGTGCAACAATTGCATCAGGTAGTAATGCAACAATGGTTGGAGCTGGTGCAATAAGTGTAACTGCAAGTATTACTGCAATAGCAAGACGTGTACCTTTAGGTTCTGCTTTAATTAATGGAACTTCGACAACTGTAGCTACTACTAATGCTAATGGTTCAAGAGTTCGTGAAGGTGATGGTAATTTCACTTCAACAGCAGCTATCGTAGCAAACTCAACTGCAACAATGGTTGGAGCTGGTGCAATAAGTGCAAGTTCATCTATTACAGCTACATGCAATAGAATACAATTAGCTAGTGCTGCTTTAAGTGCTGCTTGTTCAATAACAGCTCTTGGTAATGTCTACATTATTGGAATAGGAACTGGAACAGCTACAGCAGTAATGACCATACAAGCCACTAGGATTCGAGAGGTTTATGGTAATCCAGCAGCGACTGCAACAATAACTGCGAATGCAACTTATACAGTTAATTCAACAGCAACAACCACAAATGGTGTAGCAACAATTAGCTGTAGTGCTAGGAGAGTTCCTTTAGGTTCAGCATTAATTAATGGTTCATCTACAACTGTAGCAACGTCTACAGCGAATGGCTCAAGAGTAAGAGAAGGTTCAGCTACATCAGCCTCAACTTCTACTATAGCGACTAGTGGTCAGATAGTAGCCGAAAGAAGTGCAACACTAACCTCAACTTCTACTACAACGTCTAGTGGTCAGATAGTCAAAGATTCAGGTGCTATATCAGCAGGAGTTTCAGTAACTGTAACTGTAGGCAAGGTAGTAGGCGAAAGAAGTGCAACAGTAACAGCGACTTCTACAGTAAGTGCAAGTGCAACGAAAATAAATCTTGCAACTTCAACAACAAATGCTGTAGCAACAATTTCAGCGACTTGCAACAGAGTTCAGAACTCAGGTGCTATATCAGCAGGAGCTACAGTAACTGCAACAGTTGGTGTACTAGTTAGAGAAGCATCACTTACCTGTTCAGCCTCATCATCATTATATGCTGTTGCAACACGAGTGAGAGAATCAGGTTCACTATCAGCAGGTACATCAGTAACAGTAAGTATTGGTGAAAAAGTCAATCTTGCAAGTGCAACCTCAAGTGCAAGTGCAACAGTAACAGCATCAGCGTTGATTGTTAAAGATGCAACTTCAACAACAAATGCTGTAGCGTCAGTAGTAGCAGTTGCAACAAGAATCGGTGAAGGTTCTGCGACTTTAAGTGCAAGTTCATCTATAACAGCCAATGGTACAGTTGCTATAGAAACAGGTGCAACAGTAATTGTAAATTCATTGACTACAATAACATACATCAAAGTACAGAGTACGTCAGGTATCGTAAGTTCAACTTCAGGAACTGCTACAATAGGCAGAGAGAAATGGGAAATTATTGTTAACGATTCGGTAACATGGACACAAATAGCAGCATAATATTATGGCATTAATACCACTACAATTACCACCGGGAGTTCATAGGAACGGAACAGATTTCGAGTCTTCTAATAGATGGCGAGATGCTAGTCTAGTTAGATGGCACGATGGTTCAATGAGACCTGTAGGTGGATGGACAAGTAGAAAGACAAGTGCATTTGCAGCACCTCCACGAGCTATGATTTCATGGCTAGACAATTCAAGTGACTCCTATTTAGCAGGTGGTTCATACAATAAACTAATATATATCAATCCCTCACACACTCTCTATGACATTACACCAGCAGCCTTAACATCAGGTGCACTTAACGGAGCATTAAATACAGGATATGGTGGTGGTTTCTTTGGTCGTACAAATTATGGTGCACCACCAACCAGTTCAGGTGTTTACGCAGAAGCAACAACTTGGTCATTAGACACATGGGGAGAATACCTTCTAGCATGTTCTTCTACAGATGGAAAGATTCACGAGTGGCAACTCAATACAGGTGCTGTAGCTGCGGTAGTTGCTAACGCTCCAACAGGCAATAATGCAATGGTGGTAACAGAAGAGAGATTCGTATTCGCTCTTGGTGCAGGTGGAAACCCTAGAAAGGTTGCATGGTGCGACAAGGAAGCAAACACAGTATGGACACCTTCAGCTACAAACGAGGCAGGTGATATGGAGCTTCAGACTACTGGTCAAATTATGTGTGGTCTAAGAATGAGAGGTAGAACATTAATCTTAACTGATAACGATGCACACGTTGCTACTTACTCAGGTGCACCATTCGTCTATGGATTCGAGAGAGTTGGTACAGCTTGTGGTGTATCCTCAAGAAGAGGAGCTGTAGCAATAGATGAAGGAGCATTTTGGATGGGCAGGAAAGGATTCTTTACATTTGATGGTTCAACTGCTAAAGAGATTCCATGTGAGGTTGCTGACTATGTGTTTGATGATATGAACCCTGCACAACAAAGCAAGGTCTATGCAATTCATAACTCTCAGTATGGTGAGATATGGTGGTTTTATCCCTCAGAACAATCAATAGAGAATGACAGATACGTTTCACTTGACTATAAAGAAGGACATTGGTCAGTAGGTGTGATAGATAGAACAGCAGGTGTTGACCAAGGTGTATTTATTAATCCTATTTGGTGTGATGCAGATGGTGATTTATACAATCAAGAGACAGGATACACACATGGAGCAGTCAAACCTTTCGCTGAATCAGGCTCTATTAGTCTTGGCAATGGTGATACTATAATGAAAGTTACTCAGCTTATCCCTGATGAACGAACACAGGGTCAAGTAGAAGTAAGTTTCAAGACAAGGTTTCATCCAAATGACACAGAGACAACTCATGGTGTATATACTTTAACAAATCCTACTGACGTTAGATTTCAAGGCAGACAGGTAAGAATTAAAGTTCAGGGTGTATCAAACACCAACTGGAGGTCAGGGATTATGAGAATAGAAGCTAATGCAGGTGGTAGACGATGAGTATTGCAACTCCACCACCACCATTAGGAAGTAACTGGAAGATATGGGGAGAGCGTATTAACTCATTTCTTACTAGCACTAGAAACAAATTACAGCATAAAGACTCAGACTCTAAGGCAACAGAAGATGGTATTTTGATGTGGGATGAGGCACAAAATGCTGTTGTAGTATCCAAGAATGGAGCTTGGGTTAAGTTACAATACGACCCATGAGTATAGGAATACAATTATTAGAGTGTAAGAAGTGGATAGAGTCAGCACTTCAAAAAGGTGGTGATACTCACGATTTTAAAGACATAGTAGATGGAGTGTTAAGTGGACACATGCAACTATGGCTTGGGGCAAAAGGGTGCGCAGTAACAGAGATTGTAGTGTATCCTAATAAAAAAGTTCTGCACGTCTTCCTAGCAGGAGGAGATAAAGGACATGGAATTAAGCAAATAACAGACATGCACGATGACGCTGTTACTTGGGGAAAGGCACAAGGGTGCGATGGAATGACCATAGCAGGTCGTAAAGGATGGAAAAAAGTGCTAAAGTCTAGAGGATGGTCAGAGCAAAATACAACATTATTAAAGGAGTTTTGACATGAGTGGTGGTGGTGGAAAAGGTGGTGGAAAAACCACAACAACAGAGACAACTGTACCTGCTTGGATAAGAGACCCAGCAGCTAGAAACCTACGAAGAGCTGAACAAGTACAACAACTGGAATACATGCCTTATCATGGTGGACAGGTAGCAGCATTTAATGAAAATCAAACACAGGCAATGCAGAACAACGCTAATGCAGCTTCTGCGTTTGGTTTATTAGCTCCTACGGATGTTATGGGTAGTATGCCTACTCCTACAACCTATGCAAATGGTATGAAGGGTTATGGTTCGATAGGTCTATATGACCAAGCTCTAGCAGAACTCACAGCTTCTAATCCTGACAATATGGCAGCTTATAATAGTCTATTTGGAAATGAAGTAGCTCCTATAAACTTTGGTAGCCAAGGTGGTGGTGGTAGAGGTGGAGGAAATCCAGATACTACAATTAAGGACAAGGAGTATTCACCTCAAGTAAAACGAATGGCTGAAATTTGGGATACACAAGATAAAGAACGAGACCGAGGAACTGGTAGAGATTCAGGTGTAACACAAGCAGCGAACTTTTGGAAACATGCATCAGGTGAATTGAATCCTGCGAACAAAGGCAAGACTACAATGGGTAAAGGTAAAAATTACGCAATGAGTTATAACCCATTTACTGGCAAAGGAGGCTTCTGATGGCAGGACAAACACCGGGAGGTCAAACAACTCCACCAAACATTAACAGCCTAGCTGCTCAAGGCATACAAGGTGCAGGGATGGGTACTGCATTAGGCATGGGATACACTCCAAGTCAGGTTGGTGTGGTAGGTACAAGTGCTACTGTGAACCCAACTAATGTAGCAGGAACTAATGTTAATGCTACTAATGTAAATCCTGCACTTAATAATGTAACAGGCTCTAATGTTAATCCAGCTTTAAATAATGTAACAGGCTCTAATGTTGCTGGTTCTAATATAGCGGCTCAACAAGTAGGACAGCAAAATGCAAGTCCACAGGTGATGGCTCAACAATTACTTAATGCTAATATAGCCGCATACCAAAATCCTTACACAGACCAAGTTGTTAAGGCTAATGAGACTGACATCTTACGTGGTGCTAACATGGGATTAGATATGTTAGGTGCACAAGCTCAAATGGCAGGTGGATTTGGTGGTTCAAGACATGGTATTGCAATGGGTGAGATGGGTAGAGGTGTAGCTGAACAGTTAGCACAATCATCTGCTGGACTTAGACAAGCTGGTTTCCAAAACGCACAACAAATGGCAAATCAAGATATTGCTAATAATTTTCAATCTCAGTTGGCTAATCAACAGGGTGGTCAATTTGATGTTAATACAAATATGCAAAGACAGTTAGCAAACCAAGGTGCTGGATTACAAGCATCACAAGCTAACCAACAAAATGCACTACAAACTGGACTAGCTAACCAACAGAATGCTTTACAAGCTCAAGGTATGAACCAACAGTATGGAATGCAAGGTCAATTGGCAAATCAGCAAAATGCTTTACAAGCTCAAGGCATGAATCAACAAGCTGGGATGCAAGGACAACTTGCTAACCAACAAGCTGGATTACAAGGTCAATTAGCTAACCAACAGAATGCGTTACAAGCAGGTTTATCTAATCAAAATGTAGGAATGCAAGGACAACTGGCAAATCAACAAGCTGGTATGCAAGATATACACAATCAATTACAGGCATCTCTAGCTAATCAAGCAGCAGGATTACAAGGTCAACAACAGAGATTAGGAGCTGCTGGACAATTAGGTAACATCTCTAATCTTGGATTTGGAATGGGTCAAACAGTCAATCAGAACATGGCGATGCAAGGTGCACAGCAACAGGCAATGCAACAAGCTCTGTTCGAGGCTGCTCAAGCTCAGTTCCAAGGGTTTAAAGGTCATCCAGCAGCAGGGATAGGATATGTTAATTCAGCACTTGGTAATACTCCAAATGTTGGAACTGTAAACACACAAGAGAAGAAACAGAATGGAATTTTTGACTATTTAACAGCAATGTCTAATAGCTATACTGGAGGTTAAGATGAGTTTAGGAGTAGGACAACTTCTTTTAGGTGGAATATTCGGAGGCTTATTAGGCAATAAAGAAGAAGAAGAACCACAACAGCCTACGCAAGTAGCTTCTAACACGCAACCACAACCACAACAAGGTGGTGTCTTTAATGCACTAACAAACGTAAGCAATTCAATGTTCTCAGGTATGAGTCAAGAACAGGTCTATAGAATGGGTCAAGGGTTTAATACTCTACGTTTTGAGCCTTCTGACAAAATGCACGACTCTTTTGAGACAAGAATCCAAACGATTAGAACTAATAAAGCAGCTACTGAAAAACAGAATACTACTGTCCAGTATCTTAAAGGGAAGAAGTTTGATGGACTAGCTGACTTAGTATCTCTTGGTCTTCTCAAGCCACAAGACGCAATTACAAAGAGTCTTGAAGAGAAAGATGTACCTGATTGGCAAGGAAAGCTTGAGTATGTGATGACTATGATGGCAGATTTGCCTGAAGGTGAAGAAGTTCCTTGGTATTTACATGGAATATTAGATATTCCTGAAAAACCCGAAAAAAATGATATTGAGGTAAGACTTGGGTTACTTGCTAATCCACCTACAGATGAAATAACTGGTGAACCTCGTGATTGGACTGACCTAGAATTAGAGGTAGGATTTGGTATTAAACCTGATGACATTCCGCTTTTCAAAGCTGAACTAGAAGAAATTGATACTTTAGCGAAATTAGACCCTGAAACATATACTCCTGAAGTAATACTTGAAATGAAGATGGACAAGTTTCGTGACACCTTTAACAAAACCGAACTCCCAAATTCTGCTAAAGAGTACAAATATTATAAAGAAAGCTTACCTTTAGGAGAGACACCAGTATCCTATCTTACGTTCAAAGCAGGTGGAGGTGGAGGTGACGCTACTTCAATTGAAGAGTACAAATTTTATGTAGATAACGTACCTGAAGGCGAGACACCAATGACCTATGACGTTTTCGCAGGTAAAGGTCAAACAACGGAGAATGGAAGTCTAGCTACTTCAATTGAAGAGTACAACTTTTATTTAGATAGAGTACCTGCAGGTGAAACACCAATGACCTATGAAGTTTTCACAAATAAAGGTCAAACGACTACTGCAGCTCTACCTAATGCTGTACAAGAGTACGAATACTATAAAGATAATTTACCTGAAGGCGAGACACCATTAACATTTATGGAGTATAAAGCAGCAGTTAAAAGTGGTGGTGTTGATGTAGATGTAAACATGCCTGATTTGAATGTAAATAAATATGCAGATTTATCTACAAGTAGATTGGTTGAAAAACATAACACTCAAGTTGATGGCATTGATGGATTGTTATTTGATATAAGAGAATTGCATAAGATTCAAGACATCTTAGATGAAGCCGTAGATGGCAAGATTAAATTTGGTATCCTTGAGCCTTTGTATACAAAAGCTTCACAGATGGCTAATGCCTTTGGATTGACAGATGGCAATCAAGCAACAAAAGCTCAAATAATGCAATCTGCTTTTGGTGGCGAGACTTTTAAAATGCTTAAAATACTTGGTTTAGGTACTAAAGGTATTGATACTGTTCCTGAAAGAATATTTTTGCAAGAATCATTTGTTGGTACTCCACAAATGACTGT